AACTTCACCTGGTTATAAAGGTTATTATCACTCTATGTATGACAAGTATTTTAACAATAAAGTTATTGATAGAATGTTATTGTCAAAAGAGATGAGAGAAGAAAGTTGGGAATCTTATGAAGCTAGAATTATTAATCTACATAACAAGAATAGACAATTAGGAGCTCTTAGAGGTTTAAGAGACATTTGGAGTGCTGTTGGTCTTGGTAGTATTGGTAGATTAAAATCTTCTGAAGACGCTTATCGAGTTGCAGAAGATGTCTATAGAATTATCTTGAGTAATCTTTCGGACGCTACTCTTGACAATGACTCTGAAGAAAGTCAAAATAAAGGTCAAGGTCAAGGTTCTGATGATTCTTCTGATAACACAATGTCTGATGAAGACTTTCAAGATTTACTTGATTCGGTTGAAAATGGTGAAATGGAATCTTCAAGTGATGGTTCTTCAAGTGGTGGTTCTTCAATTGAATTACCTCAAGTTCCTTCAACTCCTGAAACTCCTTCAGAAAATCTAGATAATGATGATGGTTCTGAATCCATTGAACTTTCAGAGAGACAGAAAAATTTATTGAAAAAAGCTCTTGAAAAACAGACACAATTTATGAACGAAGATGTTCAGAAAACTAAGTTGAGTAAAAAAGAATTTAATGATGTTAAAGCGATTGAAGAAAGTGGTGCTAGTTATCAAGAGGTTGGTGTTGATACCGAGTGGGGTGGAAAACAGAAAACTAGATGTTTGGTTGTTAAGAAATTAACCCAGTCAATCATTGATTCAGACCAATTTAGATGTGCTACCAAGTGGAATCAAAGAAGTTATGGTGATAAAGATTCTTATAGAAGTAGTAGTTACAACTTCGTTGAAGAAGGTATTAGAATTGGAACTATGTTGGGTAGAAAACTTCAAGTTAGAAACGAAGAAAATTCTACCAAGTATACAAGAAAAAATTCCGGTAAGTTAGATAGAAGATTGATAGCTGAACTTGGTTTTGGAAATGAAAATGTCTTTAGTCAAACTTTCGTTGATAAATTTAGTAAAGTGTTTGTCCACTTATCAATTGACGCTAGTGGTTCTATGAGTGGTCAAAAGTGGAACAAAGCTATGACTAGTGCTGTCGCTATGATTAAAGCTGCTGATATGTGTGGTAATATTGATGTGGTGGTTACAATTAGAACTACTCACGCTTCAAGTCATAACAGAAGTACTGATGTTCCTCTAATTATGGTTTGTTATGATTCAAGAACTGATAAGTTAACTAAAGTTAGGTCTTTATTTGGAGCTCTTGATGTGAGTGGAACTACTCCAGAGGGTTTATGTTTCGAGTCAATTATGGATGATTTAATTCCTGGAACTACTGAACAAGATTCTTATTTCATCAATTATTCAGATGGTCAGCCTTACTATGGTAACAAAGAAATACATTATAGTGGTCATACAGCTGAGGTTCACACTAAGAAAATGGTTAATCAGATGAGAGCTAAAGGTATTAAAGTTCTTAGTTATTTCATTGGTGGTGATTATAGTTATGATTCAGATAACAAAGCGTTTACAAATATGTATGGTGCTGATTCTGAGTTTGTTAATGTAACGAATGTAGTTGATGTAGCGAGAACAATGAATAAAAGGTTTTTAACTAAATAATTTAATTACCTGGTGGAGACACCAGAGGGGGTTGGGTTCTTTACTCCTTTCTACCTGCCCCCAAAAATTTTTTGTAATTTTGGAAAAGATTGTTATACTTATAACTGATGTCTTAGAGTGACATCAAATAGCAATTATTAAATAATAAATAACAGGAGAATGTAAAATGGATATAAATGCGATTAAACAACGGTTATCACAATTGAAAGATACGAACACTCGTACTTCAAATCTATGGAAACCCGCACCAGGAACACAACAAGTTAGAATAGTACCTTACAAATTCAATAAGGATAATCCTTTTATTGAGTTGTACTTTCACTATGATATAGCTAAGAGAAGTTATCTCTCACCAATATCATTTGGAAGACCAGACCCAATTGAAGAATTTGCCACAAAGCTAAAGCAGACTGGTAATAAAGATGATTGGCGACTAGGTAGAAAACTAGATGCTAAGATGAGAACTTTTCTTCCAGTTGTTGTTAGAGGTGAGGAAAAAGAAGGTGTTAAATTTTGGGGATTCGGCAAGACAGTTTATCAAGAATTGTTAAGTTTTATAGCTGACCCAGATTATGGTGATATCACAGACCCAACAAACGGCCGTGATATCGTGGTTGAGTTTAAAACTGCTGAAGAAACAGGAGCTAACTTTCCTTCAACTTCAATTAGAGTTAAACCTAATCAGACACCAATAACTGAAGATGCCGACCAACTTAAATCTATGATTACAGACCAAGTAAAGATTACTGAAATCTATACTGAGCAATCATATGATGAGTTGAAAGAGGTTTTAGATAATTATCTTAATCCTACTGAAGACGGAGCTACAACAACTACTACTACTGAAACTAGTACAACTAAAACTGAACCAGCTTTAGAAGGTACTACTAAGACAGCCGATGTAGATGACGCTTTTGATGAACTATTTAATAGTTAATCAGTAAACAATTGATTTGTGTGGTTGTTGAAGACGGGAATAAAACCGCCCGCCGATTCATTCGAGAGTCGTGTAAAGTGGAACCGGAAACAACCACATAATCAACATAGGAGAAAAATATGGCAATAAGAGATGATTTAGCCAATATTCTAGCAGGTGATATAAATAAAAAGTTCAAAGGTAGTAAGGTAGCCTATTTCTTAGATGGCACAGACCAAACACCTACGGACATAGAAGATTTTATATCAACTGGTTCAGATATGTTGGATTTAGCAATTTGTAATAGGCCAAATGGTGGAATAGCCGTTGGTCGTATTACAGAAATTAATGGATTGGAATCAAGTGGTAAATCCCTATTGGGAGCCCATCTTTTAGCAGAAACGCAAAAGAAGGGTGGTGTAGCAGTTTACATCGATACAGAGACATCAGTTAGTAGAGATTTTTTGAAAGCTATTGGTGTTGACTTGGAAAGTATGTTATATCTTCATACGGAAACGGTTGAGGATATTTTTGAAATTATAGAATCCATTGTAGTAAAAATTAGAGAGTCCAACAAAGATAGATTGGTGACGATTTTGGTCGATAGTTTGGCAGCCGCCAGCACAAAGGTTGAAATGGAAGCCGACTACGATAAAGATGGTTGGGCTACAAGTAAAGCAATCGTGATAAGTAAAGCAATGCGTAAAATCACCCAAATGATAGGGAGAGAAAAAATAGCACTTGTATTCACGAATCAGCTTAGACAGAAACTTGGTGTAATGTTCGGAGACCCCTGGACTACAAGTGGTGGTAAAGCATTACCATTTCACGCATCAACAAGAATCCGATTAAAAAATATGGGTCAGCTCAAAGACAAGAGTGGTAAGAATGTCTTGGGTATGAAGGTGCGAGCACAAATTGTAAAAAATCGATTGGGGCCACCACTAAGGAACGCCGACTACACGATGTTCTTCGATAGGGGAATTGACAATTATGGCAATTGGCTTGAGAAGATGAAAGAGCACGGAATATGCAAGATTGGTGGTGCTTGGTATACATTAGAATATAATGGCAAAGAAATTAAATTCTTATCTAAGGATTTTGAAGATGTTCTTGAAAAAGACCCAGAGATGAAAGAGTGGTTGTATCAGAAGATATGTGATAAGGTTATATTGAAATATCAAGACAAAATCGGTATTGATGATGTCGATGTAGATGATACAGATGCCGAAGAGTGATTATATCAGTATATTAAACTCGTTGGAAAAACCCACTAAGCAAGAAATGGGTTTAAATGATAGAGTGCTGATTATTGATGGGCTCAATACATTTATAAGATGCTTTGCTGTAAATCCTACTTCAAATGAGGATGGAATCCATATTGGAGGTATTGTTGGATTTTTAAAATCCATTGGTTATGCTATTAAGATGCACCAACCAACTCGTTGTGTAATTGTATTTGATGGTAAGGGTGGTTCACAAAGACGAAGAAAATTATTTCCACAGTATAAAGAGAAACGCAAAGTAAATCAGCGTTTCAATCGTACAAATGATTATGCTTCTTCTGAAGATGAACGCCAATCCATTATGATGCAAATTACTCGTCTGGTTCAATACTTGGAAACTCTTCCTCTGACCACGATGATGATTGAGAACATCGAAGCTGATGATACGATGGCGTATCTAGCAAAAAATGTTTTAAAATCAAGTGACATAATACTTATGTCTACTGACAAAGATTTTATTCAATTGGTCAATGATAGGATTTCAGTCTGGAGTCCTACGAAGAAAAAGTTATATACACCCGAAGTAGTTTTAGATGAGTATGAGATACCAGCTCATAATTTTGTTATGTATAGAGTAATCGATGGGGATAAGAGTGATTGTATTCCTGGAATCAAAGGTTGGGGAAAGAAAACTCTGATGAAAAAATTACCAATGATATTAGATGATAAAGTACTCTCTGTTCAAGATTTAATTGATGAGGGTTTAGATGCCGATATTATTAAATTGAATTATGATTTAATGCAATTAGATGATGTTGATATTAGTGGTAATGCAAAATTAAAGATAAAAAATCTTTCAGATGAAGCTAGTAATAGATTAGTGAAATTTGAATTTCAAACAATGGTACTTGAGGATAAATTAAATACAGCTTTTCCTAACTTGGATGTTTGGTTAGCAGAAGCGTTTAACAGATTAAATATAATATTGGAGAATCATATCAATGACAGATAAAGTATCCCTACATCAGTATGGGCATTCATTTCAACATAAGTTGATAGCTTCTCTATTGATTGATAGACAATTCTTAGAGCAAATACAAGATATTCTAGAACCAAATTATTTTGAATCACAAGCAAATAAGTGGATAGTTGAAGAGATAAAAAAATATTTTACCCAATATAAAAAGCCTCCAACATTAGAGGCTCTGAAAATACTTATAGATGGAATATCTAATGATATTCTAAAAGTATCTTGTGTTGAAGATTTAAAAAATGCATATAAACATTTTGAAGCACAAGATTTGGAATTTGTTCAAGAGAAAACTCTTGATTTCTGTAAGAATCAAAAAATAAAAGAAGCTATTATTCAATCTGTTGATTTGCTTGAAAGTGGAAACTATGAGAGTATTAAAAAAATTGTTGATGAAGCTTTAAAAGCTGGTTCT